CAGCCGGTACTTCTTCAAGCACCGCCAGGCCATCAAGTTCCGCGTCAACTGGCATCATGAACTGATCGCCGAGAAGGTCCAGGCCGTCATCGACGGCCGCATCAAGAACCTGGTCATCAACGTGCCGCCGGGCTCGTCGAAGACCGAGCTGGTCGCCATCAACCTGATGGCGCGCGGCCTGGCGCTGAACCCGCGCGCCCGGTTCCTGCACATCAGCTACTCTGACGACCTGGCGCTGCTGAATTCGCAGACCGCCAAGGAACTGGTCCAGTCGGACGAATTTCAGGAGCTATGGCCGCTGAAGGTGGCGGCGGACGCCAAGAGCAAGAAGCGCTGGAACATCGAGGTCGACGGCCGAAAGGCCGGCGGCGTGTACGCCGTTTCGCTCGGCGGCCAGATCACCGGCTTTCGGGCCGGTCATATGGCGGACGGGTGGCAGGGCGCCATCGTCATCGATGACCCGCTCAAGGTTGGCGACGCGTATAGCAAGCCGCGCCGTGCCAAGGCAAACCGCGACCTGATCGCCACGGTGAAAAGCCGTCGGGCAAACCCCGACACGCCGATCATCGTGATCATGCAGCGCCTGGCGCAAGAAGACGTCACCGGCTTCATTGAGGCCGGCAACCTTGGGTCGGACTGGGAACAGGTCGTCATCCCTGCGCTGATCGATGACGCCTACGTCGCCGGCCTGCCGGCGTCCCTCCAGGCGAAGATCGACAGCAGTGTCCGGGACGAAAAGGGGCGTTTCAGCTACTGGCCCTACAAGGAGCCGCTGGCCGAGCTGCTCGCCATGGAGGCCGGTGCGGGCGCCGACCAGGACGGCGCGCGGGTCAGCCGCTACGTGTTCTCGGCGCAATATCAGCAGCGTCCGGCGCCGCTGGGCGGCGACCTGATCAAGGGTGCGTGGTTCGGGCGTTATGTGGTGCCGCCGAGGATCGTCTCGCGCAAGGTGTTCGCGGACACTGCCCAGAAGACGGCCGAGCGCAACGACTACAGCGTATTCGAATGCTGGGGTTTGGGCGACGACGGCAAGATCTATCTGCTGGATCTGCTGCGCGGGAAATGGCAGGCGCCTGAGCTCAAGCGCCGCGCCGTGGACTTCTGGGCCAAGAACAAACCGTTCAACCCGAAGTTGTCGGCGCCCCTGCGGCAGCTGCTCATCGAGGACAAGTCCAGCGGTACCGGACTGATCCAGGATATCGGCGCCGACGGGAAAATCCCCGTCAAGGGCATCCCCCGGGACAAGGATAAGTTCACGCGCTTCATGGACGTGCAGTCGTACATCGAGGCCGGCTTGGTCTGTATTCCGGAGGAGGCTCCGTACGTCGCGGACTTCGTGGCCGAGTGCGAGGCGATCACGGCTGACGATACGCACGCGCACGACGACCAGGTCGACCCGATGGTCGACGCTATCAACGACATGCTCGCCACGGCGGGCAGCAACCTGGGGCGCTTCAAGGCGCTTTCAAGCAAATGATGAACCAAGACGGCTACCTGAGCGCGGTGCTGGGCCAGGCCCTGCTCGGCGCGTCGGCGGGCGGCCTCGGCGCGCTGGACGACCTTGCAATGTATGCCGAGGGCGGTCTGCCGGCGCGCGTGGTAGACATGATCCCGGACACGGCGGTCTCGCGCGGCGTGGAAATCACGGGCGACGACCGCGTGCGGGGCGAGTTGGATCGCCTGAAGGCCCTGCCAGCGCTGGCAGACGCTTGGCGCTGGGCGCGGCTTACGGGCGGTGGTGCCATCGTCGTCATTGCGAAGGACGGGCGCGCGTTGCGCGAGCCGCTGGATCTGGCGGCCCTGGATCGGCTGGAGGAGCTGAAGGTGTTTACGGTGGACGACGTCTCGGCCACGGAGAAGCGATATTCGGATCCGAACGAGGCAAATTTCGGGATGCCGGAGATCTACCGCGTGCGGACGCAGACCCCTGGTGCTGTCGCGGCCGAGTTCTTCGTGCATGAAAGCCGGCTGATCGAGGTGCCTGGGGATCCTCTGCCGGCAAAGCTCAATCGCAAGGGCATCCCCTGGGCAGGCCGACCGGCAGTGACTCGGGCCTTTCGCGCCATTCGGCGCTACAGCTCGGGGTTGCACTGGGCGCTGCGCTTGTTGGAGAAAAAGCAGCAGGCCGTGCACAAGATGAAGGGATTGGCCGAGGCCATCGAGCATGAAATGGAGGCGGCCATTCGGAAACGGGTGGAGATGGTCGACGCTGTGCGCAATGCGCTCAACGGCGTGGCCGTGGACTCGGAGGACGACTATCAGATCCTGAGTTCCGACATGGGCGGCGTCAAGGACACATTGGCTGAATTCCAGATCAGTGTGGCGGCAGAGGCTGGCTACCCCGTGACCCAGCTTTTCGGACGCTCGGCAGCCGGGTTGAACGCCACCGGCGACGGGGATCTGGAAGGCTTCTACAACACCGTAGCCATGGGCCGGGCGGTGAAGGTGACTCCCGCGCTGGAACGCCTGGTGTCGCTGATTCGCGCGCAGCGCACCTTGGAGGAAAGCGGCGAAGGGCAGGGCGAGGCGTGGTCTATAACGTGGCCGGCCCTGAAGCCGCCCACTGCGAAGGAAGAGGCCGAGATCCGGAAGGCAAGGGCCGAGGCTCAGGCAAAGGAAATGGACGCTCTGGGCGCTGCCGTGGATAACGGCCTCAGCCAGGATCAGGCGTTCCGGTACATGAAACAGGAAGGACTCTATGGCCTCACCCCGGACGCCAGCGGCGACTCGGCCGCGAAGTACGCCGCGTCCACCTAAGCAATGGCGATACCCGCTGGGTGACGAGCGCGACTACCTTCGCGCGCTGCGCACCCAAGCGGAAGCCGTCATCCTGGCGGTGGAACGGCACGTCATACCGGCGCTGGAACTGGTGCTGCGCCAGGACGACCTGCGCAACACCCCGGAAGGCGACGAAGGGTGGTTCGAATCGTTGCGCCGCGCCTTCATGGAAGCCCTTGGGGCGGCAACCGTGGCGGATGGCCAGGCCGAAGGCTTGGCCGGCCTGGTGGCCCAGCGTGTCGAAAAATACAACCGGGATCAGTTCCACCGCCTGCTGCGCCGCGCCTATGGCGTGGACGTTTTCAAGTCGGAGCCAGGCCTGGCCAGGATCCTGCGGCCCTGGGAAGCCGAAAACATCGGCTTGATCAAGTCGATACCCGAGCAGTACCTGGACACGCTGCACGGGCGCGTGGTGGCCGCGGTGCGCAACGGCACGCCGCTGCGCGACATGACAAAGCAGATCCGGGAAACGTACGACCTGCCTCGCAAACGTGCCGAACTGATCGCCCGCGACCAGATTGGCAAACTGAACGGCGACCTGACCGAATACCGCCAGACCAATATCGGCGTCAAGAAGTACCTGTGGCGCGGCGTCTTGGACGAGCGTGAGCGGGACGAACACGTCGAGCGGGAAGGGCAGGAGTTCGAATGGGACAAGCCGCCGCCCGACGGCCATCCGGGCAAGCCCGTCCGTTGCCGGTGCTGGGCGGAGCCGAAGCTGCCGCTTTTCGCGGACCTGGACGCCCTGATCGTCCATTAAAGGAAAAATCATGGTGATGCGATTTGACCGGGTGCCGCTCAAGGCGACCCGAACGGATGAGGGCTACCTTGTTGATTCGCCGGTGCTGACACGCACGGGCGTTTTTGAATATCGGGATACCGGGGGAAAGGTGCGGCGTGAGTACCGCCCGCCCGAGGAAGTCTTTCACGCGGATTCGTTGGCCAGCTTGCGCGGCAAGCCGGTGACCGACGGGCACCCCGGAAAGGTGGACACCAAGAATTTCCGCCAGCACGTTATCGGCACGATGCTCTCTGAGGGGCGCCGAGACGGCGACAACATGGTCGGCGATTTGATCATCTACGACCCAACACCAGTGGACGCAGGCAACAAAGAATTGTCGCTGGGTTATGAGCTGGAATTGGACGAGACGCCGGGCGTCTCCCCGGATGGCGAGCAGTACGACGTCGTCCAGCGAAAGATCCGATACAACCACAACGCTGTGGTGAAACGTGGCCGCGCCGGCGTGGCGCGGCTCAATCTTGACGCGGCAGACGCCGTAACGAAAACCGAAGAGGAAACTGACAT